CATGCTGCAATCACGCTCCACAATCACACCAACTCCAGGAAAATCCTGCAACATTGTGTGCATGCGTTTGCCAATTTCGGAATCCACCACAAAAGCCATTCGGTCTGGTGTAAGTTCAGTTGGGCCTTTCATGGAGTTTTTCATTTATTATTAATTAGGATGACGAATGGAAAAGCAAAAATGATGATGAGTTTTGCTTTGCGGGCAATGCGTTCTTGGAGAAATAAAAATCATAAACGATATAAAATATCGTCCATATGGTACGAATTAAGCAAAGTTACTAAGATTTCTCATTCTGAAGAATCTCGAAAGAAGATTAGCGAGTCTGGATTAGGCAGAGTTCCGTGGAACAAAGGATCAAAAGGAAACATTCCCTGGAACAAAGGAAAAGTTGGTGTTTCAGAAGAGACTCGAGAAAAAAATGAGTAAAGCAGCGTCGAGCCGAAAGCAATCTCAAGAAACTATCCAAAAACGAAGTAATGCTGTTCGAGCCAAAAAATTAGATCCTAGTTATCAGAGACCAAAAATTTCACAGGAACTAAGAGATCAAATTTCTGCTAAATTAAAAGGAAGAAAGTTATCTCCTGAAACATTAGCGAAGCGAAAGTCAACAGTTGAAAAGAAAAAATTAGAAAAATTATCTCAAAAATTTTCCGAAGATTAAGTTAAACTGCTCATCAGACAATGAACCAACATCTTCTTTTTCTGGAAGATATATTACTTCGTTACCGTATTTGGCTAATTTTTTACCAGCAGAATCTCCATCGCAAACTGCAATTAATTTGTGTGGTAACACACTAATCCAATTACGCAAATGTTTTGGGTCATTTGAAATGACTGCTATAGACTGCAAGCCGTGCCACGATAATCGGCAAGAATCAAATACGCCCTCTACTAGGAACAGATCACCGCCCCGCCAATCCACACTCTCCAAACCCCACACACCCACCTTGTTCTCGCCAAACCAAGTGTGATAGCGGGTATGCTCGCCATTGTTGTGCAAACGTGGTGCACCGGGCTCGTACTTTTGGTAGCCCACCATTTGCCCACTGAAATTCCACATGGCAAAGGTTGCGCTCACACCTTCCTCAATCCATACTCCGCTGTATCGATCAGGATCAAACCAGCGGCTCAGTAGATGTTCGCGCATAATCTTATATTAGCACATTAGGAATCAGATGTCAATCAGATTAAAAATTTCATCAAAAACAGCAGATGCTTCTGATCGTCCACAATTTCATATGATTCATATGTTGGTTCGAGTAGTCTCACACCAAATTTATCTTCCAACCATTCATCAAAATGTTTTGTATTCTGAATGTATTTTACATTGGAGTCCTTGTACATGTCATAAAAATATTCAGATGCTCTCACAATGCGACAAAATTGTGTCATATTTTGTTACACTTTATAATCTACAATTTCAATTTCAAACTCACCGGTCTGTTTATGGGAAGATTCCAGCTGTCGTGATCGTCTGTATTCTACTGCTTGATCATAGTCTGCAAAGGCTTGCTCAATTACCTGAATCTGATTGGCTTGAGTGAAAACAACTAGATAGATTTTATTCATAAACATTTCCTCTCCAAATTTATTAGATCATCAATTTCATCCAAGCAGCGTCTGATTCTCTTTCAAAGAGCACAGTGATGAACTTGCTGTGAGCTTGGTATCTGTAAGGACCAAAATTTTGCTTGGCAAATTCTTCAAATGCAGCTGACAAATATGCTCGTCCAGCATAAACAACAAAATTACCAGACCGAGTAGTTACCCATTTAGAATCAATTGGGAGTCGAACTTTGTGTAGTCTGTGCATGTTAGTTAGATAAAATCTTCCACATTAATTCGGCGTCAGTCATCATGTTTTTCCTGCGATTCTTTGCCCACTCTGTTTCAACACCAGCCAACCGTTCCAGCTGCATGCGAGATCCACTGAGTGAACTGTAGCATTTATGGTACAATTTGCCTTTGAACACAATGCGTGGACTGTAATCGTCTGCTATGTAGCCCACTCGATCGCCGTTCACGTAGAGGGTCCAATAACTTCTGCCGCCTCTTTTAGTCCTCTTCCAAGTTGCGTTCATATTTTTAAATTGGACCACTCAATTTAAGTATAATATTATCAGTAGTCAGTGTCAATCACACACCAGCCAAAAATTGGGTCAGATTGTTGCCACACAGAGTTAACCAGAAACTGGCTTTTGAATCAAATATCCAGATACTTTGTAATGTCTGTTGTTTGAGACCGTTAGAGCTAGTGATTATAAACCAGGGAAAATTCATGCGATACAGGGACTGTGTTAGTTTGGGGGTCATTATGAGATTTTGATCTGTCAGCGTACATTTGAATGATGGAATAAATTCTGGTTTACAAAGCATCTGCCTCAATCCTGGCATACTAAGTCTCCATTTGTGACTGTCAATGGAGTTGTGCCACCATATTTGTTTGTATGACTTCAGTGTGGTGTTATCAGGCATCAGGCGATTTTTTTCCTGATAATGCTGATACATCTGCTCACTGAATTCATCTCTGGTCATGGGAAAATCTGTTGTCCTTGGTTCAGCAATACCACAGTAAAATCCTGACTGTCAAATAGTGTATTCAATTTTCGAGCCAGGTTCACGGCATGACCAGGATTAGCAAAACTGGTTTTTCGATACTTCGGTCCTGGATAGCTGATCAATGTATTCACTGTTTTGAGGTTTATGGGCTGGCCCTGGTAGAACACCGCCCAGATCCCCTGACTTGCTAAAATCTGTTCACTACGATAAAGTCCCTGTGATTTTTCTATAAGAATTTGAGGTTTAGGTCGGCTCATTGATAAAAATCTCTCTGAGGTATTTATAGAAAAATTACCAAGTTCCGCCGTTTAAACCTCCAGAAGAATCAGGCTTTTGAGCCAGGAGTTGATTTTGCAGTGCAGATATTTTATCCAGCAATGCAAATACTTCATTATGCAGCAAACGAGCTTCAGTAGCAGTCAGAGTAATATTACTGGTTCGGTTTAGGTTCAGTAACTTTACTCGATCATTGAGCAGTTTGATATAAGGGGTCATTTTGGATAATTTGATGGCGTGCTAACAGATCCTGTTTGTTCATGTAGGGGCCGTAATAGCTGTACCGATCCAGCGTGATCAGTTTGGGGCAGAACATTCTTTTCCAACCCTGTTTGTTTACCAAATAATATCCGGCACACAATTTACTCTTGCTATCTGCGTCAGAAGTAAACAGCGGCAGACGACGATGAACATCGAATTCAGGATTGTGTGCTGGGTTGCGAGTTGGATAACCAAAAACATCACAGGATTTTTCTGGTTTGGTTACTGTGATTTCCTGCCATTCGATGTCAAAATCATGCTCAATGTCTTTGAGTTTCTGAAACTGTTTGGTACCATTGGGAGTCTGTAGAACTACGCCTTGTGCATTGACGGTGATGTTTCCCACCTTGCGACCATTGTGTTGTACAATCCAGAATGTGTCGGAAACATTTTTGGCTGTTAGCTTAGACATCTGAGTTTTCCTCCTTGTTGGATGAATTGTTTTCTGTTAGGTTTATGGCTTTGGCGAATCCCTGATTCCAGCCACGAAAATACCCAGCATAACTGGAACAAAAAGCCAATGTGAGTAATGGTGCTAACTCTCTTAGCAATTGAGATGTTTGAAAATTGCCAGTGAACAAATCTTGTAAGGTCATATTATTTTTCTGGTATTCCTGCGGACAAACTGGCGATGACCACCAGTTGCTCTAGTGAGTCTGTAAATGTTTTGAGTGCGTCAGCAACTGCGGGCGAATCTTGTGCTTGTTGACGCCAGATATCCTGTTGTTTTCTTTGTTTGTGAATCCATTCCACGATTTCTCTTCCACGAATATTCCATGAAATACTATAGTGAGTATTGGGTATTTGATGCCACAGCCCGTTGGACACGAATCCCAGTCCATACCCTTCTCTCCAGCGTACCTCTCTGAGAGAGTCTGAAATATAATCAGTACAGATACTACCATTAGTAGTATCTGTACTGGTTACTTCGATAAGACCAGTGTTATCCTGGATATAAATTGATCTAGTGCTCATTCTGGTAATGCTGCTCCCAGTATTTGGCCCCAAGTGGAGGCCTGTTCGCTCAATCGGTTGAGATCAAAACGACCACAAAACTTCAAAAACTGAGCTCCCACCATGGGGCGGTTCAGCGATTGAACTGAGTTGATTGTTTGTTGTATTTTTTCACGAATATGATCAGGTTGAGCACTGAGATCCACCAGAACTCGGTTGCGATGATAATCATCCAGTACACGATGCTCGTTGCCCTCGTGATCCACCCAACGCTGAAGCATCAGGTTGTTCCAGGCCCAGCCCTGAATTTTACGGTCAGCAAATGCTTCAGTCAGACCCACTTTGTTTTTTGAACCCTTGGTTCGCACGCCCGGATAGGCGCTGAACACGTTGTCAGTGGTGTCGCCGCGTATACACTTTTCAAACAGCAACCATTCAGGATCAGGTGTAGTTTTGGGCAAGCCAGTCTTGCGATCTTTCACTGGCTTGCCCAGACGATCAAAGATGCCTTCCAGAGTAATTAACTCTTCAGAAACACCATTGTACTGGCGAACATTGGGAGCCAACAGTTGAACATAATCGCTGTCACTGCTCACAATCACATGCTGATCATTGGGACGGGATTGAATCCATCCAGCAATGAGATCATCAGCTTCCAATGCAGAGTTTTGTAGCACAGTGACATTGGTGCGATCTCGCAGGAATGCAGCCAATGAATCGTTTGCATCCCAGAACATCTGATCCTCAGCCTGCTGAGCCGGAGTGGCTGCGTTGCGAGCATCAACACGGTTACGTTTGTAGGGTTGATAAAAATCTTTGCGCCAGGAGCGACCCTCTAGTGCAATTACCACATGATTGGCCCGATGTTGCCGCCAACAACTGGCAATGCTGCTCAGTGTTACGTGGATAGCCAATCCCACTTTTTCTTCTGGGGATTGAGCCTTGTGTGCTGAATGCCGAGCACGGTAGAACGTATTTGCCAAATCTACAATCAGAAATGTCATAAAAGTATTATAGCAATTATTGATATCAATGTCAACCGATTTCGGTTCGGCCGTTACCTAAATCTCTACGAGTCACTCGGTTGGTGGGATCGGCTTGATCCTGCTCCCAGGTTTCATCTACAACATGCCGGCAGATACCTCTGAACCATTGATCCACTAATTGTTCTTCAGTTTCCCCCTGATAACCACTTACCAACAGTTGTTTGATAAAGTATTCATTCCAGTCCAATTCAAAACTCCCCAGTGTGGGATTTTTGGGATCAAAGTCCAGACCCAACACATTCACATAAGGACGTTTTTCAGCAGTGGCTTGTTCTTTGGCACTCAACACCGCAGGTTCAGGTTTGGGCTTGGGAATTCGCTTGGCCCTGGGTTTGGCTGGTTTCGGTGTTTCAGCTGGAGGTCCAGGCTCAGGCAATGGCTCAGAGTTCCAGGGCCAACGTATCTGTGCAAATTTACTGAGAATGGGCATTACCGACTCCATTTCATTATTTTTAGCATATTTTATAGCCCCCACTTTGTTACTAAATTGTAACCTGCTTTTTTAATTTGATTTTCTATCAACATAGTTTTTTCGTACAAATCTTTCATTTTAACTTTAAGAATAGGGTGAATTAGTTCTGGATCAAAAGTGTAAATGCATCCATGCCAAAATTTTCCATGATATAAAAATACTGTATTTGTTTCAGGATCAAAACCATCAACGCTATACTTTATATCTTCTAACCATTTTTGCCTAACTGGTACCTCCAATGAGTCTAACCATTTTGTTTCATTTTTTGAAACGAATCTTGCTCTTCCTGCATCAAATTGCTTTTTTCTTGCAATTTTTATCATCTTTAGTCCTGCATTACGTTTGTTTTCTTTACCACAATGAGGACATCCAACTCCGACATTTAACGAACTCATCCATTGACTAAAATATAAATTATGCTTCTTACAGAATATATTGTGTAGTTTTCTATCATCTAATAAAAAAGAATCTTTAAAACACAATTCCTTTAAGATAGATTTATATTTTTGTTTTCTATCGTCAAGAGTAACTTTGACTTTTCCCTTTTTTTCTTCGTGATATCCTTTTTTACAACAATGTCTATTTGGTTTAAGTAAACGATATGCGTAAATCTCATTTGTTCCATGATGTTGACATTCAACAGTAACTTTATTCTCCACTCCTTTGTACTCGGACAAAATTTTTATCTTAGGGTTAACTTCAGCAACTTTTTTATGAACTCGTCATGAGTATAAGAACCTTTTTTCATATCCCCATCCTTTCACAAATATTTAGTAAAGGATGGGGATATTTTTACTTAGACCAACTATTTCCCCACAGATCCACATGCAGTCGAGGACTGTAGTAGTAACCACGACGCATGGCTTCTTCAGCAATATTGAACTTGTTTCCGTTGTAGATAACATCCACACCACCCACTGGCATCACATAAACAGGTCCCACGAAACCAGCAGCACGATATTCTGCCACTGCTTGATCAGCTTCAGCAAAATGTTCAGGAGAATCCACTACGAACTTCAGATAAGCAAATCCGTAATTTTCATAGGAAGCCACAACGTCAGGTTTGATAGCATCACTCCAACTCTCACCACTTGCGCTGAGTTTGGGACTTACGCTAAACGTGAAACACGAGTCGCCTTCAAACTGACCAGTGATAAACCTGCCCAAGTCCTGATGAATTTTTTGTGTACCGTTGGTTTCAAAAGTCACATTGCGTAACCCACGGCTGTTTTCGTTGTCCAAAATCGCAGGGTACATACTCTGCCAGCCCAGCAAAGGTTCACCGCCTGTGATCACCAAATGCACATCATTGCCATTGGGTTGAATCCATGTGTTATTGGGTAACAGTTCGTTGAACCGCTCTCGCAATTGTTCTATTGAGTAATCTGGGCTGAGGTGGCGGAATTCTGGGTAGATACTGGCATAAGTATCACAACCAGTACTAACCAGTGGCAAGTCATCAAACACTTTAAACTGATCAATATTTTTGATAACATCGGCTACTTCGGGATTATACTTGTCAGTTACTGGAGTACTGCACCCAAATGACTTGCAACGAAAATTGCATCCAAAAGTTCGCATGAAGATGCTGGGCACTCCAACGTATCGGCCTTCACCTTGTAGACTAAAAAAAAAAAATTTCCGAGACCTTAATAGTTCGGTTATTACGCATATTAAATTTTTTCCTTTAGTTATGTTTCTGCTTACTATAATAATTATAGCAAATTTTTAAGTTCTAAAAATTTTTTTTCATCCAAAATTACATACAAATCTTGGACCAAATGCCATTCGTATATATTGATGTTTTTGATTTTACCAGTCTTAACATGTTGACATTTGAACAGATATTTTTTGTTACCTAGCGACAAATGCACATTTTTGTCAAACTGATCTTGTGGGACCTGTGATCGAATCCCTGTTTGTTTATTGATTATATTGATCTTACCAGCACAAGGTCCAGCGTAACGTTCTTTGTTGTTTAGAACTTGATCTCTTGAAATTTGTACATATTGACCGGTTGACTTATCTAAAACTGTAGTGAGATTTTTAGTAACTCCCACATATCTTACCCCATCAAAAGGTGAAGGAGAATTTTTAATAAGAACGTCAAAAATGTTTAGTTGTTAACAAAAGGCCTAGCAATAGTAGCACAATGAAGAAAGCGTTTAGAAGATAAAGGCTGGGCTCGCGCATGCGCCACCCAGCCCAAATCCATCCTATACTACCCAGTATGCCCACTAGTTTGTTTAACGGAGTAACATCAAACGCAGTAAGTGTGACACCCACCGCAGTGAGAATAGTACCTAACCATTTAACATAGTTGTCTAGTTGGCTTTGTTTCATATCACACCGTTACAGTGGCTTTGCACTTGCGTGTTTCTTCAATGTCCACAGCAATCAATCTCACACCAGTGTCCTTCAGTTGTTCCGGGCCCACTGTTTCAATCAGATACTGTCCCATGTTTTCAGCTGTAGGATTAAACGGCACAATCACGGTGCCCTGAGGGTCCAGTTTCTTGAGTTCCAGACTCCAGGGATCCTGTTGCCACACAAGGAACTTGTGATCCCACTGTAGTTCTAGCCATTCACACAGATAATTTTTGATTGCAGAGAAATCCATTACCCGGCCCACTGTGTCCAATTTATCAGCTTCCACTGTGAAGTGGATACGATAGTTGTGGCCATGTAAGTGGGCGCATTTGGATTCATGGCCATATACTCGATGGCCGGTGGAAAAGTCGTGATAACGACTTGCAGTAATTTTAGGCATTAGTTGAATGTCTCCTATGTTAATTGTAACACGAGCAGCGGAATTTTTTAAGAGGGACGATGCCCAAAGTCCTCTTGTCTTTTACTTATCTTTTTCAATAATACACACAGGAATTGGTTGCATCTTGTGCTGATTCGCAGTGTGAAAGCGATTGTAAATAGTTAGCACTTCCTGTTGCCGAGGCGTGGGATTCTGAGGATTGGGATTTTCCATGGCCCACTCCAGTTCATCATAACTGGCGCAAAGTTGATCGCCGTCAGTGCGGCCATCATCCCACAACCCATCGGTGGGAGCGGCATCAATGATTCCCTGGTTCAATCCCAGCTCACGTGCTAGGGCATATACTTCACTCTTGTAGAGATCTCCAATGGGGCTGATATCCACGCCACCGTCACCCCACTTGGTGTAGAACCCCACACCAAAGTCTTCTACTCGATTACCCGTGCCCACCACAATACCTTGTTTGCTCTGAGCAATCTGATATAGAGTGATCATCCTGAAGCGGCTACGACTGTTGGCAAAGGCCAGATTGCTGGTAAATTCTGACCCCAAAGATTGCTCAACTTCTTTAGAAAAAGAATCAAAGGTGTCAGTGAGGTTGATGTATAACCCAGTAACATTGGGATATCTGTCAGTTAACCAACTGATATGAGCTTGGGCTCTGAGATTTTCCACGACGTTTTGACGAATGGGCATACTCACGGCATAGACGGGCACTCCGGTCTGTGCGCACAAGGCGCTGACCACTGCACTGTCGATGCCTCCACTAACTCCCACGACCAGACTTTTTAGTTGATGTTTGTTGAGGTAGTCCTGAATCCAGGTCACAATCTGTGTTTGAATATTCATGTTATTGTCCTTTTCTATAGGGTCTTATCAATGATACTACGTTACAACCGTAATGATGGGCTAGAATTTCTGCCATGCGTCTGGCGCCCACTGGGTTAAGACTATGTACTGTGGGAGGATTCACCGGCCAGCAATCGTTGGCCTCCATCCAGCGCACCACATCTAATCCAGTTTTTTCTGTATACTGTCTGGGGTTTACGTTAGAATCGTAATGTTCCCATGCGAGGTCGTGATCAAGGCTACAATTGACCACGGTATAGTTTTCTAAAATTTCAATGGCTTCGCTGTAGTCTAGTGCCACACGCCATCCTCCCACAAACGGGCAAGGTCTTACGTCATCTAACCACAGGTTAGTTTTTGGTTTGTTCATACTTTATATCCGTTCTTTTCCACCCATGCTAGCAGTTCTTTGAAGTCAACAGACAAACAATTGCTCAGAGGACTTTCCTTGTAGCGTGATTGTTTACCGTAAGGGAATCCCAACTCCAATCGTTTAAAAGGGTTTAGCAAAGTTTTAAACTGATTACGTTCGGCAGACTCCATTGCACCACAAATCAAACACTGGCGATATTCGTCGTGCCCATCGTCATAATCCCAACTATAGCTGCCCTTGTACTCACTACAAATCACAACCACTTGTTTGTGTTTGCACTGAATCATTTGCACTGCTAGTGCAGCTGATGCTTGCTGTTTGATTTCGTCAGTTTGTTTTTTCTGTTGCCTAATGGCTTTGGCTAATTGTCTATCTGTCATTTATTACTATAAGTTTAACAGTAACTCAGTATAAAGTAAAGTAATTTGAATAAATAAACATATGCGATTCACGGAATTTTTAGCTGAACTCAGACGAAAAGAAAAACAAAAGTCACCTGAGCCCAAATATCAGGAACTGGGTCACCCTGCTGCTATTGAATATCTCAAAGGCCGTGACCTCAGCAAATACGTGATAACTATGACTGATTTGCCCAAAGTGGGTGTTAACCCCGGATCCACATATAACACTCCCCTGGGCATCTATTTCTATCCAGCCGATTATTATGTGGTCGTGCGAGGCAGAGTGCCTTTTCAAGCTGATGCCAACTACATCAATATTCTGCAATTGACAACCAATAAAATCTTATATCTGAATCAAATGGATACAACCTCAATGACTGCTGCGCTCGATAAACTCAAACAGTTGCCCGCAGTTAAAAACCTTTCAGCTGATCAAAGATGCAGATCATAAGGCCAGAAAAAAATCAGAGCCAGGAAAATTTTGGTATGTGTTGTGGAAACTGAGTAACCTGCTAGCTGCACACAACTACAAATATGCTGATGAACAAGCTCATAGTGTGTGGAATTACTTGTTCAGGCAACTGGGGTACGACGTAGTCATTGATCAGGGCGAAAGCATCATTCACGAAAATGAACCCAATCAGGGTTTTATAGTCAATCCACGCGGCACATATCGTTTGGAAAAACCATCAACAATGTTGGCAGACACACATTGACTAAGAAAAAACTAGGATACGAAGAAAATTCATTAATTAAATCAGCATACAACAATAGTCAGAGAGAAGAGGCCCATCTAAAACTGGTGAACCAAGATCCATATTTGATTAGCAAAATGAAAAACCCCAGTGAGGCAGTGCAGCTGGCAGCGGTAAAGAAAGACCCCGATGTGATTGGGGCAATCAAAAATCCCAGTGAGGCGGCTCAATTGGCTGCAGTGGAACAAGATGGTATGATATTGAGCAGTATTGACAACCCCAGCGAAGCAGTGCAGATGGCTGCAGTTACCACAGATTGGCAGGCAATACAATACATCAAAAATCCCAGTGAGGCCGTTCAGATGGCTGCAGTACAACACAGTGCGCTCGCAATCTCTAGCATCAAAACCCCTCAGAGGCGGTGCAATTGGCCGCAGTAAAACAACATTGGCAAATAATTCACTACATCAAAAACGCATCCCCACAAGCCAAACAACTAGCAAAAGAGCTATCACAAAAAAATAAATAACAACATGAGAGCCAAAGAATTTTTATTTGAATACGACAGAAGCAGAGAACAACAGAGGATTGAATCTCTACCTGCATATCAGCAAAGACTAAAACAAGAACCCCGGTTCTCACTGGAACGGCTTGAATCAGCCGACCCCACGCCACAAAAGAGCTATGTACCCAGACTGGCTCAGTGGTGGCTGGCAGGTGAGCCTTTTGAGGATTTGATTAGCACCACTGCTGATGCACTAGACAAATACCACAAACTCAAGACCAAAAAGCAGATCAAGCCCGAACATGCCGACATCAACCGCTTTAAGACAGCTGATGCTTTTGATCAAGCAGTAAGTCAATACCAGTTGCCACAAGATCAGCCAAAGGAAGACCGCGGCAAATACCGAGAGATATTTAGAGATCAAGAATTATTAGTGATTGAACTACTGGACGAAACCGCAGCCAAATTCTGGGGTCAGGGCACAAAGTGGTGTACTGCCGCCAAAAACAACAATATGTTCAACTATTATGCTGACATCGGACCGTTATATGTGATTATTCCCCGCGACGATCCACAAAACAAGTATCAGTACTGGTTTGAAAATATAGACCCCTACACTTATCAGTTTATGAATGTGCAAGATGATCCAGTTAAGCCAGACACTCTGCCTTTTTACTCTAAACTTCAACCCATTATGCGAAAACTAAGTTCTCATATCATGTGGAACACCAACCCCACAGAAGTAGAACAAATAATCGCAGTGGAACAACAACCAATGAGTTCGTTATTCAGAATAGTTGAAAAACTTAACATCACTCCAAGTGAGCAAGTAATAATGACTGCTGTTAGTATGGATGCTGCTTGTCTTCAATATTTGATAGCTGAGCAAAGTCAGCGTCCTCAGCAGATAAAAATATCCGAAAGTCTATTGCTAAAATGCGTCGAGAAAACACCATCCTGTATACAATATATTCCAAACCCAACTGAAAAAATGCAGCTAATCGCAGTATCTAATACAGGATGGTTAATTTCAGTTTTATATGACAATGACATTGAACCAAGTGAAGCTGTGCAGCTGGCAGCAATAAAGCAGGATCCCCAGTATGTTTACAGTAATATTATATCAAACGGGGGTGAACCAAGTGAAGCTGTGGTGGTGGCAGGGATTCAAAAAGATCCCTACGTGATGCGTGACGTAAAAAACCCCAGCGAGCAAGTGCAAATTATGGCAGTATCCAAAGTTGGTGCATTGCTGAGAGATTTACTGCGAAAGAAAAAAATTGTTGTAAGTGAAAAAGTTGTACTGGCTGCATTGAACAATGATCCAGAAGCGATTCAATTTTTTTATCATCCGAAAATTAACGTACACAAAATTGTACCTACTAGAGAAATGATCCTGCGTTCTGTGAACGAAGCCGGCTATCTGATTAGGTTTATTCCCAACCCCGATACAGAATTACAGATGGCTGCGGTTAAAAACGATTTCCATTCCTACCTGTGGATCGAAGATCCTGACCCAGCAGTAACTGAACTGTATAACAAGCTGAAGTCTCAAAGCAAGTAATTTACTTTTCTGTGTCTTTTAGATAATTACCCAGCCCATTGGGTACACAGTGGCGCACACCGCCACGTGGATCTGCACAATCTCCTGTGCGACGGGGAATCAGATGCACATGTGGCCACATCACAGTTTGACCTGATGCAGCGCCACAATTCAACCCAATATTGAATCCATCACAATCACCACGTTCCATCATGGCTGAGCCATGATCATAAGCAGCGCCGAACAACATATTGATAAAGCTATAACTATTCCAGGTGGGAATAAACAATATGTGCCCAGTAGTTACTGGATAACGATCAGCCACGATGCAATATAAGTGACCAGCTTTAATCAAACGTTCACGATCCCAGGGCACGATCCCTTGATCAATGGCATCCAGCAAACTGATTTTGCCACTGTTAGGCATTAGGAACTACGCCTCGACTACGTTGTTCCAGTATCAGTGACAGCCGTTGACATTCTTCGGAATTTAGAATGATCTCTTCAAAAGCCCCAAATTGGCTGCGTTTGCCAAAAATATAAGCAATACCAATCTTGAGTCTTTTCCAAAAAGTATGTGGAGTTAGATGAACGTGTATGTAGGTGAATTCATCATCCAGGTCATCACCAAAGAAGTCATTGAAATAACTAATCACAAATTGATGAGTCAAATCTCCACAATCACATACAAACAGGTGATTGGGGTGATCATTAACGCCATTCTTCATTTTCATCAACGAGCCTCCATCCCAAATTCAAGAAATCTGCTAGAATTTCTTGAGTAACCGTGCCTTCCGGCACATGTTTACTTTTGTTAGTTGCATTGTCGTTCCACAATGCATCTTCAGTGGCAATACCACTACAGTAAAAATTCATATAATCTTCATTTAGAGTTGGGTTTGTGGAATTTCTGATATCAGACACAATACGACCAGCAGATCTCCAACTACAATACCAGTGAGAATTTTTTAGAATTTCCCAAACTTCTATTGGTTGCCATGTTGTGTTACATAATGCTGCATAAAGATTTTGAGCATAGTCAAGTTCTAGGCATTTGTTTCGTATCAGATCACTGGACATTAGATCTATCTCTAGTGATCTAGTAGTGTTAAAGGGCATTTGTGTTTGCTCCATATATCAAGTCCACATGCTTTGGCGAACTTTGATCAGTCTGATCATCATGCCAGTGTCTTCTTGCTCGTATTGAGTTTCAATTTCAGTGGTGAGTTTCAGGGCGTGATCACTACGTTGTTTCAGTTCTGGATCAGTGATTTCTGCAAACAATTTTCCATATTTGTCCCGAATTTCATCACATACAGCAGACCAACCACTGGCATCATACGCATCAGGTCTTGCAGGTCTACGCACAGTCCACCATTCGTAGAGGTCCAAAATTTCTTTAGCAGCAATAGCTTGCGGAGTGGGTTTACCAATGTCAGGGTGGTTGGGATCACTGAACCATTCGCTGCCGTGCGTGAGGCTGATTTCCCACTTCAAATAATCAACACCAGCTTGAGGAGAACGCCATTCTTTCCAGCGAAACCAATATATCCTCTGCCACCAGGGCATCTGATAACGTGCAGCATCTTCCTTATCACCCCAGATCACATGCAGGTGTGCTTTTTCAATTTCAACAAAGTCCACCAGTTCAGTAAACATGCCGTGCAGCAGACGTTCATCAAACTCATGCCACTGTCCAGGTTTCAAACCAGTTTTGAGGTAATGAGTTTTAGTGATAAAACGATTTCTCAAATGGTATTTGAGATCACGTATGGGATCAATGGTCCACTCTGCAGGTTTTTCCAGCCAATCAGGCAGTATCTCCGTGATCCAATATGCTACAGGTTTTTCATTTTTAATTTTGATTTGCCATTCATCCCACTCGCCCATGGGGAGAGCATAGGGTTTTTGAACACCCAGATGTTTGCGCAGCCAATTAAAAAGAACAGAATCTGAATAGTGTCTCATATATTAATAATACGTTCTAAAAAGTCAATTAGCAAATTTTTATTGACTTTTTGGTGTTTTTTTTCTCCAATTGGGCTATTCTCTGCTCCAGGTCTGCCAGGTGCTGATCGTGCTTTTGGATTTTAGCCATGACATTTTCAGCACGAGTGAAATCTTTGAGATGAAACCGTTGACTAGCCCAATTCATCGTGGAGTCGAGTTTTCTGTTGAACCAGCAGCCTATGCGAGTGGTTTCCCACCAGTTGTAGAAACTGCTGCCTATGACACTGCTTAAACAAGACATTATAAGAAAATACAGCATAGTGCTGTATTTATGAGTTAATCACGTGAATTTTCCCAGGGAAATCTGACCCAGATATCCTGTTCCAGTTTGTTGATTTCACGAGCAGAAAAATCCACATCCGAAAAGTCACTGCTGGCATTATTGAACAGAGTCAAAAATTTCACATTCTGATGCCACACTGACTGCCAGCGTGGTTCTTCGGGCAAACAGCTATCCGGCCAATCTTTCATGATCCACTGAAAGGTTGCGCCAGTATCGTTGATATCATCCACAATCAGAATGTTTTTGGCCCTTTCCTGACCATAACCATACGCATCTTCAGCCATGCCACAATCAGTAACACAATTATCCAAGTCATCCAAACTCAATCGCAATGGAGCCATGGGAACTCCCAGGAGGTGACTCAACATCACCGCGGGCACACAGCCGCCGCGACTGATACCCACGATGTAATCTGGCTTCCAACCACTTAGTGCCACTTTTAGAGCCAGGTAATTGATGTCTTTTTCCAGGTCGTTCCAATCATAGTGTATTTTGATCATGGTTAGTGTCCCTTCATGGTTTTAAAAATATCATAAAATTCCTGTTTCAGACTGGCATCAGTTTGAAACAATCCGGTCATTACCGCAGTGGTCATATCGCTCTCATGTTCCCGCACCCCACGCTGAGTCATACAGTGATGATTGGCTTTTACGACCACAGCCACATTGGGGGTTTTTGCAAAATTGCGCAGGGCATCGGCAATTTCAGTGGTCATTTCTTCCTGAATCTGAGGACGACTGGCGATCCAGTGTACCAGACGATTGAACTTACTCAACCCAATCACTTCCTGTTCGGGAAAGATTCCCACCCAACAACTGCCCACGATGTTCTGGAAATGATGAGCGCAGGTGCTGCGGATGCTGATAGGACCAGTGGTATACAAGCTCTGATATCCCATGTTGGGAAAACTGGTGATACTGGGCGGTGGTTCAAAGCGGCCACTGAAGATTTCTCGCACCATCATCTTTGCCACACGACGAGCCGTGTCACGGGTGTTGTGATCATTGGCAGTGTCAATCACCAAACTTTCCAACACGCCCTGCATCTGGCCAGTGACCTCGTCCACCAGCAGATCCTGTTCTCCGGCTTCAATGTACTTGTGAATGTTGTGATTGGCAAAAAAACTACCACCATCCTGCTGAATTCTGTTCTTGATCTGTTCGCTGATTTTTTTCATAGTTACTCTTTCATCCTGCTGAATTCTGTTCTTGATCTGTTCGCTGATTTTTTTCATAGTTACTCTTTAAGTATAAGTTTATTTCCGTAATCTGTCAATTTTAATGTTATAGTTTCTGTGCAATAATACAACAAGTATAACCGAAGCTGACCAGGTTTGTAAGTTATAGGGTATCATCAACACAGGGAACAGAGTATTCAAACTCCACAAAACTAAAAATGGTACGATTGCGATTAAAAACATCAGCAATACAAAAAACAACAAAAACGAAGATAATTTCAGTAGTGTGTTCATTGAGTTAATACCTTTAACATGATTTTGCAATTTAAAAAATGTGTTTTGAGTATATCAATCTGTTGGTCCAGCAAACTCTGATATTGGTCATAATTGTCAGTGAGCTGATTGATAAACTCTGCTAATTGCCCACGATGTTTTAGATAGGATTGCCAATCCTGAGTCCATGCAGATGGGTAACGAAACTCTGGAAGGTACATTTCACTATAGCTGGCTCGATCTGGCACACAGGGTAAACTACCAGTTAGACATCCTTCCATCTGACTGATGCCCAAATTTTCATGCAAGCTGCAACTAAAAGTCACTTTGGTTTCAGAAATTGTCTGATAATACTGTTGTTTATCCAACTTCTGATCCTGTGTGATTATGAGGTCAGCATTGATGTATCCGGCGAGATCTCGCACAATTTCGGGTTGTTTGTCAGCGTTTAACCGATGTGGCCAGATCACAGTGTTTTGTTTGGCGTTTTTGCGCAAGTTTTCCAAAGGAGCCACAATCAGTTCATGAGGCTGACCGCTGCGAACAGCTCGGCCCTGATCTGCTACTGGAATATCCAGATTTCGCAAGAACATCTGGCGATGAAACTCAGTGGCAAAATAGTTATAATCACTGGCATAAAACCAGCTGCGTTCCTGATGCCAGGGCCAGGGTTTTTGCATCTGCATGCCCAGGATGTCTGTGGGATCGTAAGCGCCAGCATGAACAATACTATGTAGTTCCCACTGTGTTTTTAACAAATCACGCATATATGCTATTTGTGTGATTGTAGGATTCCAAAAATCAGTGAACAAAAAACGGTCTTTGGATGTGATTTGACCTTGATTGTAAAGATCCAAAAAAGAACACATTTGTGAACTTTTCCAGTAATTGGTGTCACTGAAATTTAAAAAAGCTCCCGGAGTTAAAGTTGTATCTTTTTGAACTCCAGAAATTTGAATCACGTTCCATTGACCTTGAGCGTTTGCGTCTATCAATTTGGGAATATTTTCAAACCATTGTTTAGAATAACGACCATCATGTGGTTCTAAAGCAAAAATAATAATATTGGGCATTGGGTGCCTCCTTCCAGCATACTAGATGTCATAAATGTTCATTGTTATTCCTGTTGACTTTCGGTTTCCAAACGATCCAGTGATTGTTCTGACAAACCACTATCATCGCGAGTGATTTCCAATTGTTTGATCTGATCACCAAACGTCTTGGTAAATGCAGTACTGCTGTTGACTGCTTTGGGTCCCAGTAGTCCGTTGGCACTGCTTCCATACACTCGAGTAAACCAATTGTCGTATTCTACAAGTATTTTATTGGCTTGATCCCGAGTTTTCGCTGAGAACAAGCTGTCAACCAGATTCTCAAAATAACGATCATGATACGGAGTTTGAGTAAGTGAAATCAAACTACTAAACTGTTCAGGTTCTTTAACTTTGACTCTGTGTTTACCTGGTTGATTTTTCTCTCGCAACATGTGTGGTATAATGCCCTGATCAAACAGGCGATTTCCTTCCTGAACTGCTTCTATGTGACAGTAAATGTTATGTGCCATTAGTATAGCATAACTGAAGCTATCCCAGCTGGTTTTTCCTTCTTTTCCGATCTTATTGAGGTCACCAGGAGCATAGTGACATACATCCTGAATCAGTGTTCTCTGCATAATGGGACTGTCCATGAAGCTGGGCCACTGATCAGCTAGGTCCTGCAGAATGGCATCGCGGAACAAACGAGTATCACGAGCATACTTTTTATCATCCACACATTTGGCCATTTTGTAGCTCCACTTGCCATCATCTATCATGCGATTTTCGTAATAGACTTGACCATTTGCAGTGGCCAAAAACGGACTGGCACAGTCATAACTGATGGTAAAATTGGGATTGTGATAGCGGCGTATGGCTCGCTGAATCTGAGTAAAAGCCATGGCCCATTCCAGTTTGCTGGTGCCCAGATAATGTACCCAATCCTGTTTTCCAGTTTCCAATAACCCATCATGTATCAGTGCCACCAGTCGGTGCAAAACCAGATGCATATCGCATTTGTTTTGTGATCCCATGGCCCAACCATTAAAGTGACGATCAGGATACTTTTGTGGATCACAAAATTCCTTCATGGTTTCGTACCATTCGTCAGCCTGAGTGTGGTTGTCCCCCTGTAACACAGTGAGAAATTTGCAGTTGCCGTTGCGATTGTTCATCCAGTACTCATAATTGTAACGAGTGGCAGCCACAGCGCCTTCGTAACTAGAGATTCTGGTGGCTTCGCGACCACGTGGAGTACGGCTCACCCAGCCGGGAATATCCAGAGTCATTCCGTAATCCATGTAAGCGTCCATCCAGCGCAACACTTTCTCACGTTTTTCTTGTGCTTTGGGACAACCACTGCCGGGATTCCAGTCACCCTCCCAGACACCCTTGCCGATCTGAAAGCCACCGCTGTCTCCCAGCAGCCAGCTGGATTCGTCACGGTTGCGAATCATGTCTTCTTTGGGATCTGATCCCAGATCCAGATTGGCGTGCCCTGCTGAGTACAAACTCCAACGATACTGGAAATAACCAGCTTGTGGATTCAAATAGTTTAATCCTTCAATACCGTCTTCAAATCCTGCAGGAATGCGAGCAGTTTCCACATACTCGCCATGACGTTGTCTGCCAATGTAATTGGAATAAAATGTGCTCAGTGCTGGAAGAAATATCGAATAGTCCTGCTGAGCTGCGGTCAAGTTGATTTTATCAGGCATGTTCTTTTATAGCTGGATATCTAACAAGACATCCACATTCGCCATCCTCACTTACTTCAATTTCCATGTTGCGATTGGTGCCATAACGTTCAGTCAGTTTCAGGTAGAGATCATCAGCCAGCATCTCCACGCTTTTAAAATCAATGTCGATAGTTCTGGAATCAAACAGACTTTCACAGTGATTTAGCACCTGATGAAATTCCAGTTCACGATCAGTGTGCCATACCTGAATACTCACTCGAAACTTAAACAGATGACGATGACGGTGGGCCAGATAGCTCACGTCATCCAGCCGGGGATCAACTCCAGCAGCAGGGTATCTGTGATACCCTGCTTTCTGAAATGTAACCCAGATCTGTCTGTTTGCACCGATTAGGTTTTGTTCAACAGCTTCTCTCTGATGTTGTGTCATGATGTTATTTAGATTGTGCCATCAGGATGTAGGTATAAACCGCCTGACCGCTGTCAATACTAACCTGCATGGCTGCGGTATTATCGTCAATGCTGACGGTCTTATCACCAACCTGATTCAGAACACTGATCAGAGGTTTTACAGCCCAGGTTTGTCTTTTGAGCTGAACCTGAACACCCGGATGAAACACAAAAGATCCGTGAATGCTAGAAACGTCGCCCATTTCGATCATTAGGTTGTTTCCGTCAGTATAAGTGACGCAGTTCACAACATCACTCATGGCCTGAGTTTGGTAATTGAACTTCTGAATACTCAGTGCGTTGGGTGAAAATTCCAGCTTCCATTTGGGAGCATGAAAATTCAGACTTGCGATCTTGGAGTTGATTAATTCAGGACTCATCAACCGATAAGTGTTCTTGAAGTCACCACTGGCATTGGCAAATCGAATAGTGTCCAGAATGTTTTTCTGATCCCTACCAGTGACGATCTGAGCGTCTTGCTGATATTCCTGGATGTTCAGGATCACATTCAAACGACCCAGGTTGGGTAATCCTGCCACTGCATCAACAAATTCTGATACTGGATTATGCAGCTTGGCTTGAAATACCACAGTTTTGTCTGCGGAAACACCGTCTAGGCAGGTTTCTTTGTCTGTGCCTGAAACTTTGACTTCCTCCAGGTTAACTGCTTTGGTGTAGTTTACGATTTCTTTGAGTATATTATACATAGTATTCCTTTAATAGTAACATTGTTTGTATTTAGATCGCAACAGTAATTGGCTCAATTATCTGGCACTGAACAGTGAGCTAAATGCGTTGATCTGTGGGTTGGTCGCTGTTTGTAAGTCCCAGTCCAGAACACCCAATAGGTTATCTATCTTGGTGTCCACGATGGTTTCTTCCATGAGACCCTGGTCAAACGGTAGCTCTTTGAACCACTCGGGTAATCTGAGTTCGTCAATGGGATACGCCACACTGGTATAGTTCATGGGGTTACTGCGCAGCTTACACACGACCACTTTCATGCCGTCCACAATGCCCATGCTGTAACGATCATTGTGGATCTGCTTGAGGGTGTTCCAGTTTAGAGCAGCTCTGACGTGTCCAGGCACTGTGACTTTGCCTTTCTTACTGATAAGATCTCGATAATGAGTGAGATTGTTTACTCGCTTGGGTGTGCCTTTTTCCCAAGCAGGTCTTGATTGAAAATCAGTTTTAAATCTGCGTATGTCATCGATGACTTCTGCACGTTCTAATCCTTTGAGAACTTTCAGCAAAATGTCACTTAGAAACTGTTGCACGACTTTGGGAGTATCGGCTCGTTTGAGATCCAAGCCCATGGCCTTGAGTTTGCCATCACTTCCGTCAGTATCCAGCCTCTTGCCTTCTAGATCATAGATCAACACAGCGTAACGCTTCTTGGTGATGTATAGACCCTTGCTAGCCACCAGTTCGCGACCACAACGAATAAGATCACCATTGGCACTGGGTGTGTGAAATGCACCTGCACAAAAACCAGAGAAACTGTCGTTTACTTGATCTGCGATTGCGTCATACAGACCCACACAGATGTTTTTATCCCATTCCATGGAGCCAGCAGTCACCTCCTTTTTCACAACGGGCCAAGCACTGAAATAGCAACTGTTGTGCACCAAAATGTTATTGGCAAAAAAATAAGGATTTTCGTTTGAAACACCAATATCATAAACATATTCGTCGTCATACGGCTCAAGTTCTTCTATTGATTCAATCTCTGCTAATTGGTATTCCACCATTGCACACACTCCTGTATAATTCCATCTGGTTTGTTTATGTAATCACTTTCCCATACTATTTTAACACTAAAGTCTCTGTTTAATGCAGTTTTTATTTTTTCAAAATCATAACTCCAAATTTCTTTAGCTGTTAAATTTGAATGCTTGTGAATAAAATCGCCCGAATACATCAATGGATTACAATGCCAATAATCTCCGTTAAACTCAATGATTTTCTTTTTTGATGAACAAGTAATATCGTAAAAATAGATTCTATGATTTGCTTTATCCCAAATTGAAAATTGTTTAGTAAATGAAGTATATTTTATCTCAGATCCTAACGCAGTTTGAAACGCATTAACAAAATGTTTCTCTGATTTACTACAAATTGATGGTGTTCTTCTTTGAGACAATATTTCAATAGCCGCATCATCATCAACTGAAAACTTCTCTTTAATCCAATCAACATTTGATGACTTTGATTTTTCTTCGTTGTAATTGAGCCATTTTTCTTTTCCTTCGGATCCATACTTTTCAATGAAATATTCTAAAGTATTAGTATACCGTTGCCGCTCAACATACGAGTTCCAAATCTCTACCCCTTGTACGCCATGTCGTTTTACACAGTTTTCCAACGTAACTGACCGACTTTTGTTATAATCGTCAAACTGTTCTTTACTCCATCCATATTTTTTATTTTTGTATTCAAAACTATTGGTTTCAGCTTGCTTGCTTCTGTAATGTTCCCATTTTTGAGTACCTAACTCTTGTCCGTACTTTTGGATCATTGTTTGTTTGGTTATTTTACATTTAGCAGCTAACTCTTCGTCAATTAAGATTGAATTGGGGTATTTGTTTTTGTATTCATCTATGCTTGAAATACCCCCAGTGCATTTGTATTTGAAGTGGGTCCATTGTAGCCTGGGCATAATGCACCCACATTCTAAGCATTTTGGCATATTGCGATACTCCTATCCGCATAAGTTATTTATGCTTGATAGTGAGAATCTTTTCGCCTTTTTTAAGTTCCATAGGACTTTTTTCAACTAATTTACCGTCTTCCAAAACAATCATTGCATGATCTTCAGTTACAATGAGTTCGTTACCCAGAGAATCGATCACTTTAAATCGACGCTTTTTTGTTTTGTGACGATAAACATAGTTATAATTTCCCATCTTAGCTGGGCCAGAAACTTTATTATCGTAAACCACGACTTGAATATCAGGATTTACGGAATACTCTTTATCTCCATCTTTCCAAAATGTCGTACCATTATGGAAAAGTTCTTCAATGGTTTTGTTACCTACTGAAGTGTTAATACAGCTACTCCCATCAACCGAGTCAGTATCGGCGTAAATGATAGCTTCACCTGTGTGATCGTAGTCACCAGTAACACACTGATTCACATAAGCATTCATGTGTCGTGCAATTACTCTGCCACTCAGTGTGGTACTTTGACCTATGCGTTTGTCATTGAATCGACAATAGGGATTCAAAATAGCACCGTATAAGCTGTTGAGGTTAATCTTCTTAACCAGTTGGCGTTTGTCCCAAAACGCCTGATCTTCTTTGTCTGTGGCTTCTTTCTTTTTCTTTTGCAGTTCTTTACGTTCAGTATACCAACGTCTCAGCAGTCCCGGAACAATACCCTCTCTTTCAGCAGTGAGAATAGTGCCATTGGCAGTGAGAATCCAGGGGCGATTTTCTGCCCAGATCAGATGATGCAACTGTGCAGCACTCATCTCAGTACTGGTGCCATTTTCCCATTCCACAGTGATTGTGTAAGCAGGATCCTTATTGATTACTGCCGTGTATTCCAGAGTACCAAACAGGCCTTCCCAGGCTGCTGCGAAACTCAAATCTTCTGCACGTTTTTTCGCAATGTAGTTGTCGGTATCAGTCAAACGTATCTGCCCCACGATGGTTTCTGGACCCATGTTTAGAGCGCGAATAGTATTGGGATACAGCGAGTTCAAGTCAATTGCACCAATATAATCATGCAGTCCTTTCTTGGGGTAGGCCACATAAGCACCAGCAGCACCCTCATCCTCATCTTCGCCGTCATCTTCTCGGTCACGAGGTTGCGCCTTGCGATCCGGAACAACTAACCCACGATCGTGACTTTCGTTGATAATGGCTTGTTCAGTAACAGCCACAGCACCCATTGTGGTGGGAATCAACACTGTGTTATCATGTGCCAGTTCGTTAGCCAGATCGATAAAACGCAATTTCTGATCCAGACGAGCAATCAGCATCACATCCTGGCGATTGTATTCGATAAACCGTTCAAAGTTCAGATTGTATAACTGATCCAGTGTGCCTTCATAGTGAGTTTTGTGTTCGCCCAGTTCATGTTCGCTGATGGCATCCAGGCTATAGCTGTGGCGTTCCTCATAAGTGTATTTGCGATACAACTGCATGTAATCCAGATGTAATCGTCCGATCAGATCATAAGTGGATTGCTGAGCACCATACCGTTCAAACTTGCGCTGCTTGGGATGCTGATCCCACAAACACAGGCGGCGTGTGTCATCTTTGCTCATTATAGTGATGATGCGATTCACAGTATAGGGAATATCATACCCTTCGCTGTTCCAGCCACTGAGCACATCTGCATCCTGGATAATATCCAGGAACGTACTCAGCATCTCTGTTTCGTCATTGAACAAAAACGTATTGTCGAAATTCTTCACCAGAGCCTGCGCCTGATCCATAGTGAGTGTGGACGGAGGCATAGCCAGTGTGATCAGCTGATCACACCAATCCAGGTACACAGTGATTGCTGTGATTGCTGAGAACGGATCTTCAGGACTACTAAATCCGCGTTCAGCGTCAAATGCAGTCTCGATATCGAAAAAGGCCGTGTGTAACTTGGGAGCCAATTTGTGTCGATAGTGTTCTTCCAGACAGCGAAACACTGGGTTAATATCACTTTCCCAGGTTCTGAGATGACTATGAGCTCTGAGTTCACGATTGAACTCCTTGTACTGTCTGGTTACAAATCTACTCACTGGTGTTTCATAAATTGTGCGATGTTTTCCTTTGCTGTCGTCATAATAAAACACATACTTGGCAGGCCAATCAGTAAAAATTCGCTTGCCGTCGATGCGTTCTACTACATGAATTGTGTCAGAATTTTTATTCCAGATTGCGTCAACGTAACTCATAATTGATAATAAGATGGGGACGGGTGAACCGTCCCCAGTGTTATTTACTTTCCGCCCACTGCGTCCAAAATATGTTCCATCTGCAAATAATCTGCTTCGGTTTTATCCCAATCAGCCTTGTAGGCGGTCTTAATACACTTGCGAAGTACCCCCGGCTTGACTTCAAATTCCTTAGCCAGGTTTTTCACAGTGTCGCTAAGACCTTCTTTGAGGGATTCCATCTCTCTCAGCACCTGGATACCTTCTCGTATCAGTTGCTTGAGCTTTTCTTTTTCATCACCGTTAAACAGCTTGGTGTGATTGGTGTTAGTGGATTCAGTCATATTGTAAGTTCACCTCCTCAGGTATATTAATTATAATAACAGAGCCGAACCCACTATGCAAGTAGTTATGTTACCATTCTGATCAAGTTACTTTTTTGTGTTGTGAGACTGAATCATGTTACGAGCCACCTGAACAGCTTCAGCACGAGTAAATGCAGGATTTTCCAGAACCTTGGTTAGGATCCTGTCCTTGATCTGGGCAATCAAGGGGCCTTTTGCTCCCAGTTCCATGATCTCGGTTCCATTCAGTATGCTCTGAGTTTTCAGAATATCGTTAACATCCATCTGCTGAATCTTCTCTCTGATGCGAGCAATTTGATCGGGCATGCTGGCTGCTTCTGAATGCGAAACATTGTCGGCATGCATCACGTCCAGGAGATCTTCCAGGTTATGACCCACACGGAAAATAAACTTTCTCAGTGTGCTGTCTTTGAGCTGACTAGCATCTGCCCCTGCACTCTTGAGATCCATGTGATACTTAACAATGTCACTTACTTTGTTAATTAGATCATTGGGATACTTCAATCTGCGCATCACAGTTTTGGCAATTTCAGAACCCACCTGAGCATGTCCAATAAATTGGATCTTGCCATTCTTTTCTGTGCGAGTAGCAGCCTTGCCGATGTCGTGAAACAGTGCGCCCAATCGCTTGATCAAATCAGGACTGCTGGCATCCAGCACATCCAGTGTGTGTCCCCAGGCGTCTTTAGAATGATAGGCGTTTTGCTTGAGCCGAACCAGCTGGCTGAGTTCGGGCATGACTACATCCAATATACCAGTAATCTTAAACAGTTTGAAAGCTCTGCTGGGACGGTTTAACAACAAGATTTTGCTGAGCTCATCGTTGATGCGTTCATTACTGATGTTCTTTAGATCACCAGCAAACTTTTTGATGTTTCGGATCATGTGCATGGGCAGCTTGAAGTTGTACTTGATTGCAAAACGCACAGCCCTCAAGATGCGCAGCGGATCTTCACCAAATATCACAGCAGGATCACCAGTTGTATCTAGCATCTTTTGCTCTAAGTCTTTGCGACCTCTGCCGCTCATGTCCAGTATTTCGCCAGTGTGCAGATTTTGCAGCAGACTGTTCACAGTGAAATCACGCCGCATCACATCATCTTTAAGTTCACCTGCGGCAACTTCAGGCTTGCGACTGCCTGGTGTGTATTTTTCTTTGCGCGGTGCCACAAACTCTACGTCAATTTTTCCGCTGGGAGTGGGCACAGTGAGTTTGGCAGTGAAGTAAGTGGGAAAGATCACTGGATTGCTGTCTGGTTTGTAAACACCCAGCTTTTTGGCGATGAACTCAGCAGCAGCCAATCCGCTGCGGGCATCGCCATCGACGACGAAGTCAACATCTTTAGAATCACGTCCCAGCAGGGTGTCTCGCACATAACCACCGGCCATGTACAGCTTGCCTTCGTAAGGTGATCCAGTGGTGGCATTGCGGATGATGTCTAGCACTTCTTCAGCTTGTTTGCTTTCTGTGATCAGTTGTTTTATTGTCATTTCGTAATATTACCTTTTTGTCAGTTTCCAAATTGTTCCAACACCACCTAAATCTACTTCATCAAATTGAAAACCCAGATGCTTAACTGCTAATAGAGCCAGTCTTCTATATAATAGCACACGACCCCTGCTTTGATTAAATGTAACAAACGTAATACTGTCTGGTTTTTTAGTTGCAACAAATTCCCTAAAGAGTTCAATAACAGTTCCGATAACTTGGTTTTGGTGACCTGTGCCAGTTATTTTAGTTTTAGAACGGTACATTTTGTTGTAGATTTCGCTCCAAGCAGCAGGACCGTAGGGATCAGTTTGCATGATCTTTTCGTCTGGTTGACTGTCTATCATCTTAAAGTTGACGATATAATTATTACCATAATCACGCTGCGCCACAAACACATACGTCATATCATCCACGTAAAACCAGGAAACTTCGTTGTCATTCCATTGTATAAACGGTGCGTGTTTAAGTGGTCTTTCAAATAGTTCTGTTAACTGCACATGTTCATTTGCAACTTTTTTAGCAAACGGTGGAGCTTGTGCTGTTGATTTAGGTACAGATTGTGTACTAACCACTTGAATATTTTCTGCAGGCACAGGTTCGTATCCTATCCAAGCATTGTAAATATCCATTTCAGGATGAGTATCTGGTGTAACTGCGTAATCGCTAGGTAACTGAATCTTCCAAATATCCATTGCGGCTGCACTATCAAACGCACTCCAAAACGCCCAATCCTTTGCTTGATCCAGCGTTTGCATAAAATACACACCAGGTTTTCTTTTGATATTCTCAAACTCTTGCACACGCGGTAACAAGCCCTGTTGCTGAATACTTTTGCGATTGGCCTTGCGGCTCACATGATATAATACTTGTGGCTGTTTTTGTAAAGGTTGCGAAAACTCTGTTAGTCTCATGTTAGTATACCAAACGATCAATTCTTTTGTAACCAATATTAAATGCGTTCATCAGCAGTTCCACTTCGCGTAGACATTCATTTCGTCCACCGCCCATTATGTAAGCACCCTGAAAACGTTTTAATTGCGCGACACTGGTCCACTCCACAATAATGGGATCATCAGCCATCCAGTCCTCCCATTCTGCACCCACTAACTGTTTCAACTGCTCTAACTCTAATTCTCTGCTGTCATTGACTTTAGCTTGGTACAAGGCACGGATCACTTTGATTATGATAGATTCACTAACACCCTGATCCATCCAAGCTCTGAAATATCCGTATCCCTTATCAACAATCGTTACTCGATTCCAGTTGTCAGAATCAAACCCGTTGTCTTCCCAAAAATCAATCACTCTTGCTTTGGTATCGTTTGATACACCAGTTTCCTCAGCATTGATAAACATCAGTACAGGTCCTGTTTGGTTGTTAACAAAATTGATAACTTTCTGACTGATTTTATATGCTTTTGGCATTGAACCCTCAGGTTCACCTCTCTGCTGGTAATATGCATAAGCCGGTTGCACATCCACCACAATACAAGGTCTGCTCTTTGTTTCAGTCAGTGTGAATTCAGTTAATCTCATACGCCCTCTGGTTCCTTTATCATGTCTTTTTCGT